TTATTTGATTTCAATTTTGTCCCACTCCCTGCCTCTGTCATCACGATACTGTGATGCCATGGTGTCCGACTTATGCCCGAGAAGATGTTGAGCAAACTTATCGCTTATCTGCTTCTCATAGAGTCTTGCAGACAAACTGCGCAACTCGTGAAAGGTAGGCGGATCCCCTTCGAAGGAAAGACCTGATGCTTTTCGTGCGCGCATAAAATACCTTGATACTGTGCCGGATGAAAGCGGTTCACGACGAGTAGATGCAATTATGGTTTCTCCGCCAAGAATCTCTTTGCATTTATCAAGTGTTTCCTTCATTGATATCCCAAGAGCATCAACATGCAATGTTGTTGGGATGGCAATTTTTACGCCGGTTTTGCTTTGCTCGACATAAAGATAGCCATCTACGATATCAGACCACTTCATTTCGCATAAATCCCCAACACGCTGCCCGGTAACAACAGCCAGTTCCATTGCAAGTCTAAGCCAACATGGTGATGATTCTGCTGCTTGATAAATTTTCAGGTATTCGTCAGCCGTAAGTCTTGATCTCCTTACCTCTGATTTTGCTGCGCGAGTGGCAGCGACCGGGTTTATTGTTATATGGCCTTCAGCTATTGCCTCTCGGAATGCATCGCTCAGTGTTGATCTGATTAACTTGGCTGACGCCGCCTTGCCCTCGTCTATGTATCCATTGAGCATTGCCGCAATTTCTTTTGTGGTGATGTCTTCAAGTGGAGCATCAGGCAGACCCCTCCTTATTGCTTTAATTTTGCTCATGTAATTTATAAGTGTCTTCTGCTTGATTCCTCTGCTGGCGAGGATTTTTTCGTAGCGATCAAGCCATGAATGTAACGTAACAGAATTATCACTGTTGATTCTCGCTGTCAGAGGCTTGTGTTTGTGTCCTGAAAATAACTCAATGTTGGCCTGTATTGCTTCAGTGATTGCTATCCTCCTGTCTCGGCCTAATCCAAACTCTTTACCCGTCCTTTGGTCCCTGTAGCAGTAATATCCATTGTTTCTTATATAAAGATTAGGGGGTAAATCCCGGCGCTCATGACTTCGCCTTCTTCCCATTTTTGATCCTCTTCAAAAGGCTACCTGTTACTGGTCGATTTAAGTCAACCTTTACCGCTGATTCGTGGAACAAATACTCTCTTCCGTCCTTAACCGGTGGTGGGAATATCCTGCACTCGCGTACCCATCGACGAACTGTTTCAAGGCTTCTTGGGCGTCGCTGGCGTGCGTTCCACTCCTGAAGTGTCAAGTACATCGCAAAGTCTCCGCAATTACACGCAAGAAAAAACCGCCATCAGGCGGCTTGGTGTTCTTTCAGTTCTTCAATACAAATATTGGTTACGTCTGCATGTGCTATCTGCGCCCATATCATCCAGTGGTCATAGCAGTCGTTGATGTTCTCTGCTTCGATAACTCTGTTGAATGGTTCTCCATTCCATTCACCTGTGACTCGGAAGTGCATTTATCATCTCCATGAAACAAAACTCGCCGTAGCGAGTTCAGATAAAAGAAATCCCCGCGAGTGCGAGGATTGTTATTCACCTTTGACGTCAAGTTGCAGGTTAGCCATGGTTAACCTCCTGCGGAGTAGCCTTTACAAGCACTGGTGTAAATCCATCTTCATTAAGGTTATGAATATAGACTTCCGTTCTCCTGCGCTCTTCAGCGTTTAATATGGTTTCTGGATCATAAACCCATACCTTCATTCGAGTATTCCATGAAGAAATCGCTTCAGATTTAGTTCGTTTTTCTGGTTCTTGGGCACCACATTTGCATGACACATAGCGCATTTTCCCTCTGATATTGAATGAGTATCCGATGTTAAGCACAGTGGAACCACAGAATGGGCAGCGATATAGATTCATAAATCATCCACCTTAGGCGCAGCTGAGACAGCAACATTCCAGAACTCAGAAAACATATTGTATGCACCAGATAGATTGGAAGTGGCATACCCTCCAAGCTCACTTCTAATCTGAACGGCTCTCATCATTTCCGGGGTTAACTCCTTCGGCACCATAACCCAACCATCCGGAGTTACCGGAGAGTTGCCAGACAGTGCGTTCTGCAATCGTTCCAGCTTAACGTATTCCTGAACCCTGTTTCCGTCGCACGCCTGAAGCCATTGCACAGCCTTTTGCGCATCAGTGTGAAAGGTACAAGTGCGTCCATCCTCAAATTGCATTTCGTAAAGGTCAGCAACCTGTTCAAAGTGCGTTTGTGGCAAGTTGTAAGTTTGGCTTATAGGCTCTGCTTCCAGCGATGCCAGCGCAATTCGTGCCAGTTCCCTAAGATTTTCGCTATATGGTGAAGTATTATCACGGTTGATTACGTGATTAGCTGTATCTATGAGAACTTGCTTTTGTTCTTTTCTGGTAATAGTGGTCATATCACTCTCCTTTGATGCGAATGCCAGCGTCAGACATCATATGCAGATACTCAACTGCATCCTGAACCCATTGACCGCCAATCCCGTAATAGCGATTCGTAATGATGTCGATAGTTACTAACGGGTCTTGTTCGATTAACTTCCGCAGAAACTCTTCCAGGTCACCAGTGCAGTGCTTGATGACAGGAGTTTTCCCAGGATGGCGAACAACAAGAAACTGATTTCCGACTTCACGGACTTCGTTGCTTTCCAGTTCTGCTATGCGCTTACTTCCATCCGCGATTACTCCCTCATAATATTCACGCTGCTCGTTGAGTTTTGATTTTGCTGTTTCAAGCTCAACGCGCAGCTTCCCAACCGTTAGCGAAATATCCTCGTTCTCCTGGTCACGGCGTTTGATGTATTGCTGGTTTCTTTCCCGTTCATCCAGTAGTTCCAGCACGGTAGCCGGATTGGCTGCAGCGATGAATTCAGCATTGGCCTGCTGTTCCATTTGGAAATCTTCATCGAAACCGCTTTCAGGATGCGCTCCTTCAATTCTGCAAATGGGAAGATATCCAACAACTTCACGATGAATTAGCGCATCACCAGCATCAAATCTCTCCTCTCCATATTCGAGCGACCACTCACCACACGTTGCTTTCTCTGCCTTTTCACGCAGTGCCTGATAGTTAATTTTGGCCATATCACATCACCCTGAAGCCGTTGCATTTACGTAAGAAATCGCAGATATAGCCCTTCATTTTTTCATGCCAATCTCGATCATTCCCATTGCACCAACCATCAGGTGGAGTCCAGTTTTCTATCAGAGCAGCCATTTTCTTTGCTTTCGCCGGAGTAGCTGTTGCGGTATCGCAGTAATGACGAGTGTCGACAAACTTATCCATGCCATCGATATCAAGTACGCAAAACCATGTGTGATTCGGCATTTCAACAGATGGTATTTGTTGCCCACGTCGACGTTTATCAATAAGACATACAGTCATGGTTCCACCTTCTCTATTTGCTTAAGACCGTCTCTCACTGCATTAAGTACGCGTTCCAGATACTGGTATTTCGGGTTTGGTATCGTTGGCCAGTTGGCACACCACGGATCATCACCAAAGAGATTCAGTAGTTTGTTACCGACGCCGAAACAGCAGCAGCTTTCTTTTATGTCATCGGCGTTTTCCGCCTCGTCCCACATTTCGCGAGCCAGTACGGCGTCGATTTCTCTCTCTCTTCGTAACTTTATGATTTCTGACTTCACGAAAAGCAGATTTGCATCGTTGTCATCGTCGACCGTGCTTAGCAGTTGGGGGGCGAAATTGTCGATTAGATAATCGTTGCTAACTCGCTTAATGAACGTCTGCACATCATCACCGCCCATAGCAAACCAAGCCGCAGTCCACGCTTTTCCGTAGCAGGTGATGGTGATTCTTCCCTTTCCAGGTTCGTAGTTTTCAATCATCACTCGAACCGGATCTAGTCTCTCTGCACCGGTTATAACGAATGACAACACATCAATCTTTTCAACCGTTACACTCACTTGTTGCCTCCTTTGCGAAGCTGGGCGGAGAACTCTTTGGCGGTCTCTTTAACCATGCTGGATAATAGAGTTCCTCCACCAAATTTCTCAGAGAACATCTCCACACCCTGCGCCCTTACTTCAGCCAGGAAAGCGTTGGTGGCTGGTGTTTCCGGCAATAATCCGCCAATCAGTTCTATTTCTGTTTTGAACCGGGAACTGGACACAACGCGATAAGTTAGGTTCGGCATTCTGGCTGCCACTTGCATCTCAAACTCCTCTCCAGATTTCAGCCTGGCTTCATGGGCGTAATCAAGCGGGCTTCTGACGGGCTCTGAATCTTCGCCGCCCCAGTAAATCAGGTTCGACTTCAACGCCTCATTCTCCGCCGCCAGCGCCGAAAACTTCTCGTGTGCCAACTTAACAGCTGCATCAGCCTGCTTAATTGACTCAATCGCTTTCTGGTGGTCTTCGTACAGAGCCGAAATCTTGGCCTCCGCTTCAGCAAATTTACGCACCAGATATTCAGCGTTTGTTTCGTTAACCTTTAAATCTCGTGGGATGCATTTACCTTTCAGAAATCCATCCATCTCAATTAGTGACATTTGTTTCATTTCTTCCCACTCCGCCACATCGCATTCAGATATTTGTTTTGATTCACTGATGGAAAAGAATTTCTCTTAAGCAATTCCTCTCTCGATGGCATTGGCTTTACGCGTTGGCGAATAATCATTTCTGCCGGAAGAATGCCGGGATTGTAGGCAAGTCCTCTCATGATTTACTCTCCTCGAACTGGTCAATAGCCATGCTAAGTGACACACCTAAAGTCTCGATATGCTGCTGAATATCCTGTAGCGTCTGCGCCTGAGATAACAGGATTTCACGGTTGCATAACTCTTTAACCAGATGCTCAAACTTGCTGTAATAACCGATACGGCTTAGTGTTTCTTTCCCTGCATTCTCGCCTTCTTTGATAATTCCTCTTTCATTAAGAATCAGGTCGTGTTTTGTTCCAGTAATAACGTATTTTCCGAGGTCGATGTTTAGCTTCATTGTTAATTACTCCATGTTAATTTATTCGTATGCCTGCTCTTTCTTCATCGAGTTTTTTTAGCTTGTATCGCATAGCTCTTACTGAATAAATTGAGCGGCAGGTTGCAATTGCTATTTCTTCTGCGGAGAACTTACCGAAAAGTGATACTTCGGCTCTTGTCCAGCGTCTTCCACGAAGTCGGCTAACAATGTCAGCTCCAATCCTTGTTGCTTTCGCCATTACTGCTTTTTCAGTCCTTTCCAGTTTTTCAGCGATAACTTCAACTGGCATTGTCGCCGCCACTTCGCGCAAGAAATCGACTTCCCATTTCTCCCATGGAGTCTTTTTCATAGTCGATACCGTTATTTGATAAGAAGTGAAGGTTTCCCAACTTTGAGTTGAGCGCCGGGGATATTTATTCCTGCTTTTAGTTGGTGTTTGATTGCCAGTTTGTCGGCTTTAATTGTCGTTTCAAACTCAACGTATTCAGGAGGAAGGGCGCTTGAGTCGATGATTTCTACAGTTTCTGACGGTTTGCGGATTGTTACCTGGTGAATACCTGCTCGAATATTTTTCTTGCCAACCATTTCAAGCGATGACGCTATATATGATTTGATGCTGTCAATCTTATTTTGAATTACTGCGGCTCGCTCATTCAGTGACTTTGCCTCTTCCTTGAGGCGTTCAGCATAACCAGATTCATTTTTAATGACGGAAAGAAGTTGCTCTATTTTATCGGTAAATTCTCCTTCCATGCCTTCTATTGTGTCAGCAATCATCTCTGGTTCTAAATCTGAATCCATCAATTTTGCGTATTCATTGGCAATTTCATACAGTTTGCTCACTGGCAACCTCCAGTTTCGCTTTGCATTCTATGTAAATGGCTTGTACGTTCTGCTGCAATTTCATTCCAGATGTCAGGCGATATGCTTCTGCAAAATATCGCTTCAAATCATCCATGTTTTCAGCCTGAGCCATTTCATCACAAAGAAGTTGTGCTTTTTCCATAATTTCCTGCTGGCGTTTCCGTTCATCTTCGCGGATATCTTCCTCTGATTTGTGCGGCATAACTGGTTCAGTCCATACACCTTCTTCTTCGTTTAGTACGTGAATAGCACTATCAAGACGTGATGCCTTAGGCCAATACTTGCTTGCACGCTTTACGACCGTCTTTCGCGCCATCTCATTCCAGTGATTTACCCATGGTCCTTTATCGCTGAATGCTGCCTTGCTTGTTTTCCTTACAGCCTCAATTTCAGCCAGACTCATCTCTTCCGTTAGATAATCACCTGCTGGCGTCTTAACTGTGCAGTAAACGCCAACGATATCACCACGATCACCGAAGGCGTTGTATTTATGGGTTGGTGCTTTATCAAGCCCGTTTGACTCATAGGTATCGTTAGCATGAACAAGTTTTGCCTGACCCCATGAGATAACACCAGACTCCATTGCAATATGGAGCAATCCCATATAGCTGATATCAAGGCAAACCATGCCGTCTCGCGGAACTAGATAAGCAAGTTTGCTGGCCGGGTTTAAGGTGATGCCGATCGCCGCAACATTGATGATGGCGTTCTGTGCGCTGGTTGGGTTTGCCAGTGCTGTTTTAGCCAGGTAATCATTTTTCTGGAAATACTGAATTGCAAACTGGCTTTCCTTAGCCCATGTCACCGTCTGTTCAGTCAATGCTCCGCAGAATAACTGCTCCTGCTGTTTAACGAATTCAACGATATTGCTCATGCTGCTTCTCCATAAATGTGTCTGCGTTTGAATATTGCGAAGGCATATTCAGCCTTAACTCTTTCGGTTATTGCATCCCAGAACCATTCAGCGGCTTTTTCCTGATAGTTACAGTCATCATCTTCCAGCCAGTCGATAGCGTCCTTAGTGTGTTCATCTGGTTTATATGAGCGAAGCATTTCGCTTATTGGGTCGCAACGTTTGCAGAGACGATCAACTTCACTGTTGATTCGTTCGTAATCTTCATCAGTAAAACTTGCGATTATTTGCGATATTTCACGCTTATCATTCAGAGTCAGAATCATCATCTTTCTCCTGTTCTTTGTGCTGATTGAGCATTTTGTTCATCTGACGAATGAATTCTTCGTCTGACCAGTTATCTGTAAAACTCATTTCCTGCGATACCACGGAAGGTTGATAGCTGATTTCATCGCTTTATTTGCTTCAAGCCACATTTTTGAATCACCAATAAATCGGGCTATTACTGCTTTGTTCTGTGCAGCACGAAGCATCTGGTGATTAATGGCTATTTCATTGCGCATAACGCCTCCAGTTGTTTCTTTGCTGCTCTGATTAATTGTTTAACTCGGCGTGATAATTCAGATTCGTGCGGGTAGAAAGCGGACATGACGCCGCTACCCGCGAGCTGAAAGTGCATCATGGGTAACTCCTTATATTTGATTGCATAACGAAAATGCCTCTCGTGAAGCATTATTGGTATGCGGTAAAGCCGCGCTCAGGCGGCTTTGATAGTCATATCATCTGAATCAAATATTCCTGATGTATCGATATCGGTAATTCTTATTCCTTCACTACCATCCATTGGAGGCCATCCTTCCTGACCATTTCCATCATCCCAGTCGAACTCACAAACAACACCATATGCATTTAAGTCTTGCGAAATTGCTATAAGCAGAGCATGTTGCGCCAGCATGATTAATACAGCATTTAATACAGCGCCGTGTTTATTGAGTCGGTATTCAGAGTCTGACCAGAAATTATTAATCTGGTGAAGTTTTTCCTCTGTCATTACGTCATGGTCGATTTCAATTTCTATTGATGCTTTCCAGTCGTAATCAATGATGTATTTTTTGATGTTTGACATCTGTTCATATCCTCACAGATAAAAAATCGCCCTCACACTGGAGGGCAAAGAAGATTTCCAATAATCAGAACAAGTCGGCTCCTGTTTAGTTACGAGCGACATTGCTCCGTGTATTCACTCGTTGGATGAATACACAGTGCTTATTCGTCATGCATTTCAGGTAATTCTTCGTATTCGACTCCCCATACGTTTTTACACCAACTAACTCGCTCATATCTTTTACAAAAATCAGACCACATAACTTGGGTTCCATCATGGTTTGTTATTACTTCTGTAATATCACCAACACTAACAAAACTGGTATTAGAAGCAGTTATTTTTACTTTCATTACTTATCCCCAAGAGCTTTTCTGATTGCTGCAAGACCTTTATTAACAGCTCCATACCATTCTGGATATGTTGTCGTTGTTCTATTTTTGGATTGCTTAAGTAATAACTGAAGTGCTTCGAGAAGGTCAGGTGCTGCCGCTATTAGATTGGCATCTTCAATACATTTAACTTCCTCACAGATTGCAATATACGAACGCCAGCCTGCGCCATTTTCAAGTGAGTCTGCCTGGATGATTTTAATCTCATCGCCATCCATCATTATTTCCCACTTACCTTCAGTACCTTTAAATTCCATGTTAGCCTCTGTTGTTTATGCCAAAAATAAAGGCCGACTATGCGGCCTCGGAAGGAAGTCCAATCATCTTATTCAAATCTTCTACCCGTAAAGCAGGAAGTGCTGTACTTGCTTTATCTGCTTCTTTTGGTAGCAACTCTTTGCTTTCAGGCCAAACCTCAATAAGTCGCTTAACTGTTGTGACTGAGTTTAAAGCAGCCCATACATTTGATTCGATATCCTTTTTCTTGGCTTCAAGTTTTTGTTGTAATGAGCAGATTTCATCAAACCTTTTTGTTATTTCGTGCTCTGCGTCAAACATGCATTTATCTTTTATCGGAGTAGGGAGAAATATATCTTCGCCGTTGCCGTCTTTCCCATATGAATGCCATCCAACCCTTCTGCCAGATACAGTCAGATAAATTGAAGTAGAACGAAAATCGTATGAGTAAAATGAACATCCCATCTTTCCAAGTTCTTCACTTATAGCTACCAACTTGGATGATAACTGATCCACTTCCTCAGTTTTCTTTTTACCGCCAAACGCAATAACTCTGGCGTCAAGTGCAAGCTGGTTCTTTAACTTTGTTACTTCTTCAAGCTCAGTGAAAACCCCAGACTTAATTAAAGCGTTACGAGCGATTTTCTCTTTCATTCTCGTAGTTAAGCGGATTGATGACATATTAATTCCTCTCAAATAAGTGGTTTGCTGCCTAATTTCATTTTCTGGCGACCAACACAAGTCACACCCATTTCACTGCGTGGCTTGCGGTAGTAAATACGGTTCTGTTTACGCTCGACTTCTTCTGACTTTGACTTCTTGCAGCGAAGGCTTCCGAGTGATATTGCTTTTTCAGAAAGGCTTAAACGCTTTCTTGGGGCTTCCTGAACAGGTTCCTCACTGTCTGTGCCGAAGATAGAATCAATGATGTTACAGATAGCATCACGCTCGATAGCCAGCTTTCTGCGCCGCTCATGACGGCGAGTTTTGGCATTTCCTACAAATGTTGATTTTCCGTACACGATTACCGTCATGATGTTTTCCTCATGTGAAATGGCTTTGGTGGTGATGCGCCAGATGCTGATCTTCTGGTTGCTGTCGTTGCAGCTGCAATTCACATCACCGCCAAACCCATCTCGTTTGGTATCTGTTTGCGCTTTGTCAGCGCCCCATCGAAGTTAAAGAGCCTGCCAATCTGTTCCGTTTGGCTTCCAGCTTCCTGCTGATGTGTTTAGTATCACCGCTAGTGGTATATGTGTCAACACCGCCAGAGATAATTTATCACCGCAGATGGTTATCTGTATGTTTTTTATATGGATTTATTTTTTGCAGGGGTGCATTGTTTGGTAGGTGAGGGATCAGAATTGCACTGTTTAGCAAGTTGTATCTATCAATTTTTCAATAAATACAATTGGTTATGGTGTTATTAGGTGTGGGGATCGAGAGGCAAAGAAAACCCGGCACTGAGGCCGGGTTGTTATTTATGGAAAAACACTTCAAGTATTTTGGGGATTGCTGGTATGAGTTGTGAGGATACGACCGCACCTACAACCCATAGAATTATCGAAGTTTTCGCGTCGCTTACGTCTGATTTGGTTGCATAATTCGAGCGCATGACAGCCAGGTCGGTTTTCATTTGCTGAACATCTTTTTCGAGTTCTTTCACTCTTTGAAGCACATCATCACCTCCGCCATTGCCGCCACCATGCCGTGAGTATGCATCATCAGTTGGATAGTGTCCAATTGGGCGAGATATGTTTTGATTTGGACGAAGCTGAGTAACCTTGTTATCTAAACTCATCGCGAACTGATCCTGTTATCTTCACGTCAAAAAACGAACTTTTTACATCAATTACTTCGCCTTTCTCAGGATTAACCAGTGATGCTCTAACTTCGAATATCCCAGGCTTGATAATTTTCACCCTTGGGAAGTTAATTCTCATAGAAGTTGATACGATGGTTTCTCCATCGTTGGCTTCTGCTACCGTAAAAAACTTATGGTTGGAGTACAGTTTTGTGTCAATTGGTATCGGTATTTCTTGAGCATTGAAAACCTCAATGCCTATGGAATATTTTTTTGTAGCCTTAAGGCCGATAAAAAAAGCGCCAAATGACAGATCCACTTCATGGGAGTCTTTATCCATTTCATAGATAAGAACTGGAGTTACGGGGTTGCCTTCATCCATCGCAATCGGAATGATATAAGAAATACGTTCTTTAATCATTTACGTGTTATCCAAACGTCTCTTCAGGCCATTGACTGGCGATAACCTTGCCTACAATGTTGCAGTTCTCATTGCATGGGATGATTGGAAACTGCGGGTTAAGTGGTTGCAAAAACACTTGCCCACTATCTTTGATCAGTTTTTTGAATGTGAATTCATCGCCACCAAGTCTAGCGATACAGAAATCACCAGGATCAACAGGTTGTTCAGGGTCAACCAAGATTAACATTCCATCAGGAAAGCTTGGTTTCGATCCTGCCGGAGCTGTCATTGAGTTGCCTTCAACCTCAAGCCAGAATGCAGAATCACTGGCTTTTTTGGTTGTGCTTACCCATCTCTCCGCATCACCTTTGGTAAAGGTTCTAAGCTCAGGCGAGAACATCCCGGCCTGAACATGAGAAAAAACAGGGTACTCATACTCACTTCTGAGTGATGGCTGCATACTAACCGCTTCATACATCTCGTAGATTTCTCTAGCGATTGAAGGGCTAAATTCTTCAACGCTAACGTTGAGAATTTTTGCAAGCAATGCAGCGTTATAAGCATTTAATGCATTGACGCCATTAAATAAAGCTCCAACACCTGACTGCCCCATCCCCATCTTGTCTGCGACAGATTCCTGAGATAAGCCAAGTTCATTTTTCTTTTTTTCATAAATAGCTTTAAGACGACGTGCGTCCTCAAGCTGCTCTTGTGTTAACGGTTTCTTTTTTGCGCTCATACGTTAAATCTATCACCGCAAGGGATAAATATCTAACACCGTGCGTGTTGACTATTTTACCTCTAGCGGTGATAATAATTGCATGTACTAAGGAGGTTGTATGGAACAACGCATAACCCTGAAAGATTATGCAATGCGCTTTGGTCAAACCAAGACGGCTAAAGATCTCGGCGTATATCAAAGCGCGATCAACAAGGCCATTCATGCAGGCCGAAAGATTTTCGAAACTATAAACGCTGATGGAAGCGTTTATGCGGAAGAAATAAAACCCTTCCCAAGCAACAAAAAAACAACTGCATAAGTAACACCGCTCTTTATCAATCTGCACCGCCGACAACGCGGTAACTAATTAAGCACCCATCGAAAGATGGGTATTAGTGATTATTTACCTATGGAAATAGTAAGAAATGGAACAAACAAGTTACAGCAAACTATCACAGCGTGACGTTGATCGCGCAGAAACAGATTTACTCATCAACCTGTCAACGCTTACCCAGCGCGGTCTGGCAAAGATGATTGGCTGTCATGAATCGAAGATAAGCAGAACGGACTGGAGGTTTATTGCTTCGGTCTTGTGTGCTTTCGGAATGGCATCAGACATCAGTCCGATTAGCAGGGCTTTTAAGTATGCGCTTGATGGACTAACCAATAAAAAACGCCCGGCGGCAACCGAGCGTTCTGAACAAATCCAGATGGAGTTCTGAGGTAATTACTGGATCAATCCACAGGAGTCATTATGACAAAACAACTCAGTCCTTACCAGGACAAAATTCACAAACACATACTACGTGATCGCTTCCTGTCCAGCTTCAAGCAGCCTGGTCGATTCCGGGCTGAGTTGGAAAAAGTGAAGCTGATGCAGAAGGAGAAAGGTCATGAGTAACATATCTAATCTAGCCGAAGCCAGAGAGGCCAGAAGGCTACAACAACCGCATCAAAGCAGCGGTAAGGGGTATGCCTTGCTGCACCGTAAAATTATGGATGTGCCATTTTACAAGGACGCAGAAGCAGCGCATCTGTGGGTTCACTTAATCCTCAAAGCAAAGCATACGCCTGAGTATGTAATGACTGACGCAGGAGAAATTCTGGTAGGCAGAGGGAAGCTACTTGGCGGTAGAAACTCTCTGGCGTTTGAAACAGGACTCAAACCAGATCGCGTTCAGTACCTGCTTAGAAAGTTCAAAAAACTCGGCATGATTGACTGGGTTTCACACGGTAAATTCTCAGTTTTCTCGGTAGAGAAATATGACGATTATCAGTCAAATTTTGTACCAGCAGATTACCAGCAAATTACCACCTCAAAGCCAGCAATACCAATGCCTGTAAGCAATACTGTACCAGCAGATTACCAGCAAATTACCACAGATAAAGAATATAATAATATTATCTCTAATACTGACGTATTAGAGAGTGCCACAGCAGAAAAAAAGTCTGACAAGAAAAAACCTTCCGTTAGCTGTCAGGATGTTGTCGATGCTTACCACGAAATCCTTCCTGAAGCGCCAAGAATCCGCGCACTGAATGACAAGCGTAAAAACCAGATCCGAACGTTCTGGCGCAAAGCCGGAGTGATAACCCGCCAGCTTGACGGGCATGGGTTCACGATGCAGGACTGGAGAAATTATTTGAGCTACGTAGGCGAAAATTGCCGATGGATGTTCGAAGAGCGCCAAAACCATCAACGCGGAACCGTCTGGCACAAAAAGGGATTTGATTTCCTGCTTAACGACAATACCTACCTGAAAGTTCGTGAGGGTGAACACGATGACCGATAATTTTTATGCGCCGCCCCATAGCATCGAGGCAGAGCAGGCGGTGATTGGTGGATTGCTTCTGGATGATGACAGCAGTGAGCGCGTCCAGAAGGTTCTGGCGATGCTGAAGCCTGACTCATTTTACAGCCGGCCACACAAAATCCTTTTCGAAGAAATAACCAGAATGCACCGGGAGCAAAAGCCAGTAGATGGCCTGACGCTTTTCGATGAACTGGAGCGTAAATCGTTAACGGCGTCTGTTGGCGGTTTTGCTTATATCGCTGAGATCGCAAAGAACACGCCAAGCGCCGCAAACATCGTTGCCTATGCAATGCAGGTTCGCGAAACCGCAATGGAACGCTACGCCATCAACCGCATGACTGAAGCGACGGAATTGCTCTATTCCCGCAACGGAATGACTGCAACGCAGAAGTACGAAGCTATTCAGGCGATTTTCACGCAACTGACAGACCATGCAAAAACCGGATCGCGTCGCGGACTTCGCTCATTTGGTGAGGTCATGGAAGACTGGGTTAGCGACCTTGAGAAGCGTTTTGACCCGTCAGGCGAACAACGAGGAATGAGCACAGGGATCCCATCGCTGGACAGGATGCTGTCACCGAAAGGTCTGGTGAAAGGCTCTTTGTTTGTCATTGGCGCTCGCCCTAAGATGGGGAAAACGACGCTATACAGCCAGATGGCAATCAACTGCGCAGTGCATGAGAAAAAGCCCGCTCTGATGTTCAGCCTTGAAATGCCAGGTGACCAGATACTGGAAAAACTGGTAGGGCAAAAGTCAGGTGTTAACACCAATATTTTTTACCTTCCGGCGACAAATGACGCTGATGACGGCTATCAGGGTGATTACGATGGTGACTTCAACAGGGCGATCGAAACAGCCAATCGCTTGAGTGAAATCGACCTGCTTTACATCGACGACACGCCGGGATTATCTCTGGCTCAAATCGTCAGCGAAAGCCGTCGAATCAAGCGAGAAAAAGGATGTGTTGGCATGATTCTGGTCGATTACCTGACACTAATGACCGCTGAAAAGGCCGATCGCAACGACCTTGCTTACGGCATGATCACCAAAGGACTGAAGAACCTTGCCAAAGAGCTTGATTGCGTTGTTGTGCTTCTGACACAGCTTAACCGCGCACTGGAAAGCCGAACCAATAAACGCCCATTACCAAGTGACTCACGAGATACAGGGCAGATTGAACAGGATTGCGATTATTGGGTGGGGATCCATCGTGAAGGTGCTTTTGATGACAGCGTTCCTCCTGGTGAAACCGAACTAATCCTTCGCCTCAATCGTCATGGCAATACCGGCACGGTGTATTGCATTCAGGCAAATGGCGCTATTTATGACACAGACCAACAGTCTGCTGAAATGCGCCGCCGTGAACGCGAGGAACCGCAGTCCAAGAAGAAAGGAGGATTCTGATGAATAAAAAACAATTAGCCATTCTCGAAAAGGCATGGGATGCACAAATATCATGCGCTTTGAAAGAACAGGCACTACCAATAATCCAGACCAAATCGAAAATAGCCAGGCAGTTATGCGATGACGGATTCCTGAACGAAGTTGAGATTACGCGCCAGATGGTAACGTTCAAAGGGTATGAGATAAATCATCATGGTATAGCGGCGTATTGCTCCCATCTTCCTGATGACGTTGACATTGATGAAATGGAAAGGGAGATGAAGCAATGACCATCTACATCACTGAGCTAATAACAGGCCTGCTGGTAATCGCAGGCCTTTTTATTTGGGGGAGAGGGAAGTCATGAATCTGGACGAGCAAGATGCACAAACTATTAGCTCATACATAAGGGCATCAAGACCAGATTACAAAGGTCCGGTATTCGTAGATTTATCTCGACTTGAAGAGATTTACATGTGGAAAGCAAGGTTACTTACGCATTTTGTTATTCGAACGATGACTAGCAACATTACAAAACCAATGTAACTGGAGAGATGAATATGAGCACACTCGCAGACCTTATTCATGCTGATATGGCGGAAGATGGAGCAAGGCGTAATAGGTACTGGAAATCATCAAGCCTTCCAGTTTGTGAAAGATTCAACCACAGGCCAAAACCAAAACGGAGTCGAAGAGACAAGGTGTTGAAAAAACTCATGCAAATTAACATGGCTGGTTTTGTCGGATTCGTGAGTGAAACGACTAACGGGGATTGATATGGACGATTCAAGAAAGCAGTTTGAAGAATGGTTTAAAAACAAATATCACGTTTCAAGTGACGTGATGAAGATTATGCACATCAAGGTCGAGATTGCATGGGAGGCGTGGCAGGCATCGCGAGCAGCTATCGAGATTGAGTGTCCTGGAAAAAGAGAGCGTGAGGCATTTTCTACCGATTTCGAGGATGGGGTCACATTTGGTTATAACGACGCAATTAGTGAATGCGAAGGACTGATTCGCGCTGCTGGAGTCAAAGTGAAGGAGTAACGATGAAGCAAACAATCTTCCTCCGAACTAAGCAACAACAGCAAGCCGCAATCAACGCCATCCTCGCAACACCACTCGATAAAGACAAGCCAGTCACCATCCGCATTACTGACTACAAGCGCAACCTTGACCAGAACGCAAAATTTCACGCGATGCTGGCGGATATCGCTCGTCAGGTTCAATGGTGCGATAAATGGCTAAAACCAGAACAATGGAAGGTTTTGTTGATCAGCGGTCATGCAGTGGCAACAAAACAGGAAGCTGATGTTTTGCCCGGCCTTGAAGGCGAATACGTCAACATTCGCGAAAGCAGCGCGCAGATGAGTGTGAAGCGTATGGCAAGTCTAATTGAGTACACGACAGCATGGGCTATTGGTCAGGGTGTCAGATTTACCGACAGGAGGTACGAATGAGACGACAGCGACGAAGTATCACCGACATAATCTGCGAAAACTGCAAATACCTCCCAACGAAACGCTCCAGAAATAAACGCAAGCCAATCCCAAAAGAATCTGACGTAAAAACCTTCAACTACACGGCTCACCTGTGGGATATCCGGTGGCTAAGACATCGTGCGAGGAAATGACAATGGATTATTCACAGTTAAGTGATTTTGAAATTAACTTAAAAGTCGCGCATATCGTGCTAGGAAAAAACAATTACGACTGGGATCCAGAAAAGAAAGAAGTTTACTTGGCTGGAATTGATGGTGGTGAGTTTTTGCCTTGCGGATATTTCGACCCATGTAATATGGCCGCTGACGCATATCCGATCATCACTGAAAACAAAATTAGCACCATGTGGATGACAGCGGAAAAAGAATGGTGCGCATGGTCAGGAGGTGATTTAGAGGAAGGTTGTTGGGAATGGGGAAATATTCCTGACTACTGCTTCTGCGGTGAATCGCCTCTCCGCGCCGCCATGATTGTCTTTCTCATGATGCAGAGAATCCAATAATGCTTAGCCCATCCCAATCCATTCAATACCAGAAAGAAAGCGTCGAGCGAGCTTTAACGTGCGCTAACTGCGGTCAGAAGCTGCATGTGCTGGAAGTTCACGTGTGTGAGCACTGCTGCGCAGAACTGATGAGCGATCCGAATAGCTCAATGTACGAGGAAGAAGACGATGGCTAAACCAGCGCGAAGACGATGTAAAAACGATGAATGTCGGGAATGGTTTCACCCTGCATTCGCTAATCAGTGGTGGTGCTCTCCAGAGTGTGGAACCAAGATAGCACTCGAACGACGAAGCAAAGAACGCGAAAAAGCGGAAAAAGCAGCAGAGAAGAAACGGCGACGAGAGGAGCAGAAACAGAAAGATAAACTTAAGATTCGAAAACTCGCCTTAAAGCCCCGCAGTTACTGGATTAAACAAGCCCAACAAGCCGTAAACGCCTTCATCAGAGAAAGAGACCGCGACTTACCATGTATCTCGTGCGGAACGCTCACGTCTGCTCAGTGGGATGCCGGACATTACCGGACAACTGCTGCGGCACCTCAACTCCGATTTGATGAACGCAATATTCACAAGCAATGCGTGGTGTGCAACCAGCACAAAAGCGGAAATCTCGTTCCGTATCGCGTCGAACTGATTAACCGCATCGGGCAGGAAGCAGTAGACGAAATCGAATCAAACCATAGCCGCCATCGCTGGACTGTCGAAGAGTGCAAGGCGATCAAGGCAGAGTACCAACAGAAACTCAAAGACCTGCGAAATAGCAGAAGTGAGGCCGCATGACGTTCTCAGTAAAAACCATTCCAGACATGCTCGTTGAAGCATACGGAAACCAGACAGAAGTAGCACGCAGACTGAAATGTAGTCGCGGTACGGTCAGAAAATACGTTGATGATAAAGACGGGAAAATGCACGCCATCGTCAACGACGTTCTCATGGTTCATCGCGGATGGAGTGAAAGAGATGCGCTATTGCGAAAAAATTGATGGCAGCAAATACCGAAATATTTGGGTAGTTGGCGATCTGCACGGATGCTACACGAACCTGATGAACAAACTGGATACGATTGGATTCGACAACAAAAAAGACCTGCTTATCTCGGTGGGCGATTTGGTTGATCGTGGTGCAGAGAACGTTGAATGCCTGGAATTAATCACATTCCCCTGGTTCAGAGCTGTACGTGGAAACCATGAGCAAATGATGATTGATGGCTTATCAGAGCGTGGAAACGTTAATCACTGGCTGCTTAATGGCGGTGGCTGGTTCTTTAATCTCGATTACGACAAAGAAATTCTGGCTAAAGCTCTTGCCCATAAAGCAGATGAACTTCCGTTAATCATCGAACTGGTGAGCAAAGATAAAAAATATGTCATCTGCCACGCCGATTATCCTTGTGACGAATACGAGTTTGGAAAGCCAGTTGATCATCAGCAGGTAATCTGGAACCGCGAACGAATCAGCAACTCACAAGACGGGATCGTGAAAGAAATCAAAGGCGCGGACACGTTCATCTTTGGTCATACGCCAGCAGTGAAACCACTCAAGTTTGCCAACCAGATGTATATCGATACCGGCGCAGTGTTCTGCGGAAACCTCACATTGATTCAGGTACAGGGAGAAGGCGCATGAGACTCGAAAGCGTAGCTAAATTTCATTCGCCAAAAAGCCCGATGATGAGCGACTCACCACGGGCCACGGCTTCTGACTCTCTTTCCGGTACTGATGTGATGGCTGCTATGGGGATGGCGCAATCACAAGCCGGATTCGGAATGGCTGCATTCTGCGGTAAGCATGAACTCAGCCAGAACGACAAACAAAAGGCTATCAACTATCTGATGCAATTTGCACACAAGGTATCGGGGAAATACCGTGGCGTTGCAAAGCTTGAAGGAAATACTAAGGCAAAGGTACTGCAAGTGCTCGCAACATTCGCTTATGCGGATTATTGCCGTAGTGCCGCGACGCCGGGCGCAAGATGCAGAGATTGTCACGGTACTGGCCGGGCCGTTGATATTGCCAAAACAGAACGGTGGGGGAGAGTTGTCGAGAAAGAATGCGGAAGATGCAAAGGTGTCGGCTATTCAAGAATGCCAGCAAGCGCCGCATATCGCGCTGTAACGATGCTAATCCCAAACCTTACTCAACCCACCTGGTCACGCACTGTTAAGCCACTGTATGACGCTCTGGTGGTGCAATGCCACAAAGAAGAGTCAATCGCAGACAACATTTTGAATGCGGTCACACGTTAGCGGCATGATTGCCACGGATGGCAACATCTTTACGGCATGATGTTGACTTTTTGAATAAAGTTGGGTAAATTTGACCCAACGATGGATAAATGCACTCGTTAAATAAAGCCCTGAGTTAATAGCTCGGGGCTTTTTGCGTTTTAAGCACGGCCTTTCTGAAAGCACATCAAACCAAATACCAGACAGACAAAAATAATCACCTTATCCGCTGTGGCTACGGTGCGGTGTGCTTTGCATAAAAGAAAACCAGCGCAATGGCTGGCTTCGTGAAGGCGGGTGGCAAGAGGCTGCGCTAACAACCTCCTGCCGTTTTGCCCGTGCATATCGGTCACGAACAAATCTGATTACTAAACACAGTAGCCTGGATTTGTTCTATCAGTAATCGACCTTATTCCTAATTAAATAGAGCAAATCCCCTTATTGGGGGTAAGACATGAAGATGCCAGAAAAACATGACCTGTTAGCCGCCATTCTCGCGGCAAAGGAACAAGGCATCGGGGCAATCCTTGCGTTTGCAATGGCGTACCTTCGCGGCAGATATAATGGCGGTGCGTTTACAAAAACAGTAATCGACGCAACGATGTGCGCCATTATCGCCTGGTTCATTCGTGACCTTCTCGACTTCGCCGGACTAAGTAGCAATCTCGCTTATATAACGAGCGTGTTCATCGGCTACATCGGTACTGACTCGATTGGTTCGCTTATCAAACGCTTCGCTGCTAAAAAAGCCGGAGTAGAAGATGGTGGAAATCAATAATCAACGTAAGGCGTTCCTCGATATGCTGGCGTGGTCAGAGGGAACTGATAACGGACGTCAGAAAACCAGAAATCATGGTTATGACGTCATTGTTGGCGGAGAGATATTCACTGATTACTCCGATCACCCTCGCAAACTTGTCACGCTAAACCCCAAACTCAAATCAACAGCCGCCGGACGCTACCAGCTTCTTTCCCGTTGGTGGGATGCCTACCGTAAGCAGCTTGGCCTGAAAGACTTCTCTCCCAAAAGTCAGGACGCTGTGGCATTGCAACAGATTAAAGAGCGTGGCGCTTTGCCGATGATTGATCGCGGTGATATCCGTCAGGCAATCGACCGTTGCAGCAATATCTGGGCTTCATTGCCGGGCGCTGGTTATGGTCAGTTCGAGCATAAGGCTGACAGCCTGATCGCAAAATTCAAAGAGGCTGGCGGAACGGTCAGAGAGATTGAGGTATGAGCAGAGTCACCGCGATTATCTCCGCTCTGGTTATCTGCATCATCGTTTGCCTGTCATGGGCTGTTAATCATTACCGTGATAACGCCATCGCCTACAAAGAGCAGCGCGATAAGGCCGCATCCATCATCGCTGACATGCAGAAGCGTCAACGTGATGTAGCAGAACTCGACGCCAGATACACAAAGGAGCTTGCTGATGCTAACGCGACTATCGAAAGTCTCCGTGCTGATGTTTCTGCTGGTCGTAAGCGCCTGCAAGTCTCCGCCACCTGTGCAAAGTCAACGACCGGAGCCAGCAGCATGGGCGATGGAGAAAGCCCAAGACTTACAGCAGATGCTGAACTCAATTATTACCGTCTCAGAAGTGGAATCGACAGGATAACCGCGCAGGTTAACTACCTGCAGGAGTACATCAGGACGCAATGCCTTCGATGATAGCGATAATTTTACTCATCATCCTTCACATCTGGCTCTGTAGACAGGGTGGTGATCACTTCTGGAGTGAATCCAGATTAAACATCTCATTGCTGATGCTTGATATTGAGCATCTGGCACGCAGTAAGGGGCTGCGTTGAGATAAGGGCCAGTCATCACAAACACCAGGATTTAGCCTCGCATTCGCGGGGTTTTTTATTCCCAACTCCATAGGTAATTTTATGACCCAGCATATTGGCGTAAAACTGATTAACGCCTTTCCGATGACGAGACAGGCATATAACGATTTTCGTGGCTGGCAGCTTCCTGCCGGAGAAAACGGCGAGGACGAAGGCTATCTGGTTGAATATCTGGATGGCGGAAAACCTAACACCGATCGCTTTGATGGCTACGTTAGCTGGAGTCCAAAAGAAGTATTCGAAAAGGCTTATCGTCCTGTATCAGGACTAAGTTTCGGTCTGGCCATGGAAGCGTTAAAACAGGGCAAAAGTTTGCAGCGGGTAGGATGGAATGGGAAAGACCAGTTTGTTTATCTCGTGAAAGGGGAAAAATTAGCGTCTGCGTTGGGTTATGGCTTTGGCGAATATGTTGGCGAGCCAACTTTCAATGACACGCTTGTATTGAAAAACTCACAGAACCGCCTTGCTACATGGGTTCCATCCATTGGCGACCTGATGGCTGAAGACTGGCAAATCATTTAACCATGTAGGCATTACAAAGCCTATCTACGGGTGGGCTTGATAATGAAACCGGAGTTAATTTCTGGTCACTAATTAACGGCAGTACCGCGAAACAACCCAAGCCAGTAAGTGGGGAAATAACACTGGCAGCCACTGAAAGATGAACCTCCAGCCTTATGGCAAAAAAGATTCTTTGTGGTGGCGGACTGATGGAAAGACATCGGTTATTGCAGAGGCCATTCAATGAGTGGTCTCGACAATGGCTTATACCCTACACGGGATAACTTAACTGATATCCCTTTTAACGGATAAACGGAGCCAACAATGGCAGAGATTATTCCCATGACTGAAGAACAGAAATTCCAGTTAGAGATTTACAAACTGGTCATGAACCAGAACTCAGCCGCAGAAGAAGCATTTCAATTCATTGGTACTGACGAGTTGAAGCTTGAGCTATTCAAAATTCACTTCCAGTCAGGCGGCGCTAATTCAGATATCACGACCCGCACTATCGAAGCGGTACGTAAATCGAAGGAAGCGTTAGACCTGTTCGCCACCGGAGCATGATGTGAGCCGCGTAATCAATTTTGGTAAGGAGAAGAAATTCCCAATTACTCAAGAGCTATACGAGCGGATGGAAAGCGTCATTCATGATTACGATGGTGAAATCAGTTTATGTGAGGCGATTGGCACACTCGAATTACTGAAGCAGTCATTGATTGAAGACGCGAAAGAGTCCTCAACCTGAAATAACTATTAAGTGAGATGAATATGGCGACTGGTAAGAAAATTGGTCGCCCATCAGTGTACTCACCTGAGTTGGCGGAAAAGATATGCAATTTGCTGATGGAGGGTGAAAGCCTGAGGGCGATTTGCAGACGAGATGAATTTCCTCATCTTGCGACAGTTCTTGCGTGGCTTCATCGACATGATGAGTTTCACGAGCAATACGCGCGAGCCAGAGAGATACAGGCTGAAGTAATGGCCGAAGATATCATCATGTACGCAGACTCAGCATCAGAAGAATCAGGTTCAGTGGCAAAAGCCAGGCTTCAGGTGGATGCAAGGAAGTGGTATGCGTCTAAGGTTGCTACGCGTCGATTCGGTGACAAGATTCAGCACGACCAGCGAATAACCATCAACGATATGACTGATGAAGAGATAGAGCGTCGCATTAGGGAGTTGCAGAATGCACAATCTGGATCGGGAGCAGAAGCTTGAGTTATTACGCTTGCTGGAGGAAAAAGCACGTCGCTCGCATCTGTACAGGTATCGCACTTATTTCGATACCAGATACGAGTGGCAAAAGAAGTTCATCTCGCTAAGTAGTAAATACTCTCAGGTTGCATTAATTGCTGCAAACCGTGTTGGCAAGACTGATACCGCCACCTATATCGACGCTATCCATGCAATAGGTGACTACCCTGATGGATGGGGGGGTATAAGTTTGATCACGCCCCGCTAATCTGGTGTCTAGGTTACTCAGGGGAAAAGATTAGAGACCTTTTGCAAACACCGTTGCTGGGCAGAAAAACAGATGACGGCTGGGAAGGTGGTCTGATACCTGGAGATTTGATTGTTGATACAGAACCAATGACTGGTACGCCAAATGCAGTACGTTCTGCTTATATCAGGCATAAGTCAGGTCGGCTTTCGAAAATTCAGTTCTGGTCTTACTCGCAAGGTCAGCATGCACTAATGGGTGACAGTGTTGACTGGTTTCATATCGACGAAGAGCCAAAAGATGAAACTATCTACCCGCAGGTTCTTACCCGTACAGCTACCGGAGACAAAGGTCGTGGTGGTCGTGGGATACTGACATTTACACCGGAAAACGGACGTACAGAACTGGTTATTGGATTCATGGATAACCCCTCTGCGGCGCAAACGTGCATGAATGTTGGCTGGGATGATGCTCCACACCTTAGTGATAAGGTGAAAGAGGATTTGCTCTCATCATTTCCTCCTCATCAACGAGACATGCGAACGAAGGGTATTCCTATGCTTGGTCATGGTCGTATTTATGACTTTAGCGAAGACACAATCACCTGTGATCCATTCCCGATACCTCCCCACTGGATGGTGATTGATGGCATGGACTTTGGCTGGGATCACCCGCAGGCTCACATGCAATTAGTTATCGATAACGACAACGAAACGTACTATGTGACCAGAGCATGGAAAGCGAGCCAGACATCTCCAGCAGAGGCATGGTCTTCAGTTAAGTCATGGGCATTAAAAGTACCCACAGCATGGCCGCAAGATGGATTACAAACAGAAAAAGGGTCAGGACTTCAGCAGAAGCAGTACTACCACGAAGCTGGGTTTCAGATGCTTCATGAGTCAGCGCAATGGCCTGATGGTTCTAGATCAGTTGAGGCAGGCCTGTTCGAACTGTACGACCTGATGAAGCTGGGTAAATTTAAAGTATTCCGTGGCCTTCGAGACTGGTTCGACGAATTTAACTATTACCATCGTGACGAGAAAGGGCGTATAGCAAAAACCCGCGATGACCTTCTTGATGCCACACGCTATGCATACATGATGCGCCGATACGCTAAGCGTTATGGCGATATTAACAAGCCAAAAGAGAAGAAAACACCAGCCCCAATCAGGCCCATCGCACGGAGAACTTAAATGGCCGACGAAAACAGACTCAACTCCATTCTGTGTAAGTTTGACGCGGACTGGATGGCGAGCGATGAAGCCAGAACCGAGGCGACAAATGACCTGTATTTTAGCCGAGTGTCGCAATGGGATGACTGGCTATCAAACTACACCACCCTGCAATATCGCGGACAATTCGATGTTGTTCGCCCGGTGGTCAGGAAACTGGTCGCAGAGATGCGCCGGAACCCTATCGACGTTCTCTTCCGACCCAAAGACGGCGCTAATCCTGATGCAGCCGATGTGTTGATGGGGATGTATCGTACTGATATGCGCCATAACACGGCAAAGATTGCCGTTAACGTTGGCGTTCGTGAGCAGATAGAGTCTGGAGTTGGTGCATGGCGTCTGGTCACGCAGTACGAAGACAACGATCCAACAAGCAACAATCAGGTAATTCGACGCCTTCCAATCCATGAAGCCTGCTCACACGTCATATGGGACGCCAATAGCAAGCAGATGGATAAGAGCGACGCTAAGCACTGCACGGTGATTAACGCCTTGTCACGCAATGGCTGGAAAGAGTTCGCAGAGGATTACGGTATTGATCCGGACACCCTGCCATCTTTCCAGAATCCGAACGACACATGGCTGTTTCCGTGGGTATCGAATGATGTCGTCTACGTCGCTGAGTATTACGAGGTCGAAGAGAAGAAAGAGAAGGTCTTCATCTACCGCGACCCGCTGACAGGTGAGCCGGTCAGCTATTACCAGCAGGATATCAAAGACGTCATCGACGACCTGGCTAATCGTGGATTCATTAAGGTAGCAGAGCGCAAGGTGAAGCGTCGGCGTGTGTATAAGTCGATCATCACCTGCACGCAGATACTGAAAGACCGCGAGAAGATAGCCGGAGAGCATATTCCAATCGTTCCAGTGTATGGCGAATGGTCATTCGCTGGTGACAAGGAGTGCTACGAAGGAGTGGTAAGGCTGACGAAAGACGGTCAACGCCTTCGTAACATGATCATGTCATTCAACGCCGATATTGTTGCTCGTTCACCGAAGAAGAAACCGACCTTCTTCCCTGAGCAAATCGAAGGCTACGAATACATGTACGGTGGAAATGATGACTATCCGTACTATCTCCAGAACAGGACTGATGAAAACGGTAACGACCTGCCGATTGGTCCAATCTCCTACATGGAAAACCCTGAAGTGCCGCAAGCCAACGCTTACATGCTTGAGGCTGCCACCAACGCAGTGAAAGAAGTGGCTAGTCTTGGCGTGGATGCGCAGGCGGCAAATGGTCAGGTCGCTTTCGATACCGTCAATCAACTTAACATGCGGGCAGACCTTGAGACATACGTGTTTCAGGATAACCTGGCTACCGCAATGCGACGTGATGGCGAGATTTATGCCTCAATGGTCAACGATATTTATGACGTTCCTCGTCATGTAACGCTGACACTTGAAGATGGAAGCGAGAAAGACATTCAACTCTATGCGCAAGTTGTCGATTACCAGTCCGGCAATGTGGTCACACTCAACGACATTCGCGGTCGCTATGAGTGCTATACAGACGTAGGACCATCCTTCCAGAGTATGAAGGAACAGAACCGCGCAGAGATTCAGGAGTTGCTCACCAAGGTTCCGCAAGGTACTCCAGAGTTCCAGATGCTGATGCTGCAATACTTCACGCTGCTTGACGGTAAAGGCGTCGAGATGATGCGAGAGTACGCGAACAAGCAACTGGTGATGATGGGGCTGAAGAAACCAGAAACACCTGAAGAGATGGAGATGGTGCAGCAGGCACAACAACAGCCGCAGCAGCCATCAGCAGAGCAAATTCAGGCGCAGGGTATCCTTCTGCAAGGTCAGGCTGAATTGCTCAAGGCAGAGAACCAACAGGCGCAGATTCAGGTTGAAGCCGCCAAGGTTGAAGCCCAAAACCAACTCAACGCCGCGAAGATTGCAGAAATCTTCAACAATATGGACCTCGACAAGCAGGCAGAACTGCGTGAGTACCTCAAGCTCGTAGGTCAATTCCAGCAACAGCGCAGCAAAGATGCTCGTGCTAACGCTGAGCTGCTTCTTAAAGATGCAGACCAGACTCATTCACAACGCATGGATTTCGCGAATCTTATGCGTCAAGTTCAAATCCCCTCCGGCGGAGTAGCCGAGACACCTCAATAAGAGAGAGTTAATCATGGACCAAACCACCGACATTCAGGCTTCTGAAGAATTAACCCTGCCCGGCAATCATGCAGCGGCATCTGCTGATGGCTTAGTTGTCGATAATGCCAACGACAGCGCAGGTCAGGAAGAAGGCTTTGAGATTGTCCTGAAAGACGATGAGAAACCAAAACAAGACCCGGCAACTAATGCTGAATTTGCCCGTCGCCGCATCGAACGCAAACGCCAGCGTGAGCTTGAGCAGCAGATGGAAGCGGTTAAGCGTGGAGAGTTGCCGGAGCACCTGCGGGTGAACCCTGAGTTACCAAAACAACCAGACCCTAACGATTACCTTTCCGAAGATGCACTGGCTAAGTACGACTATGACCAGAGCCGCGCACTGGCTGCCTTCCAGCAGGCAAACAGTGAATGGCAGATCAAGGCTATGGACGCACGAAGCCAGGCTGTCGCCGAGCAGGGTCGCAAAACTCAGGAGTTCACCCAGCAATCAGCGCAATACGTCGAGGCAGCCCGTAAGCACTACGACGCAGCGGAAAAGCTCAATATCCCTGACTATCAGGAGAAAGAGGACGCATTCATGCAACTGGTGCCGCCAGCAGTCGGTGCCGACATCATGCGCCTCTTCCCGGAGAAATCCGCTGCTCTAATGTATCACCTTGGTGCTAATCCTGAGAAGACACGCCAGTTGCTGGCGATGGACGGGCAATCCGCGCTGATTGAACTCACTCGACTGTCAGAACGTTTAACTCTCAAGCCTCGAGCCAAACCTGTTTCAGAAGCCCCGCTACCTGATGAACCCATTCAGGGACACGCTGTTGCTGCAAATATATCTGCGATTGAAAAGCAGATGGAAGCGGCAGCAAACAAAGGGGATGTAGAGACATACCGCAAGCTCAAGGCGCAACTGAATAAAGGAATTCGATAATGGCATTAAATGAAGGTCAACTGGTCACGTATGCTCTGGATGAAATCATCGAAACCGTCCAGAACCTGACGCCAATGGCGTCCAAAGTGACAAAATACACCCCTCCGGCAGAATCCATGCAGCGTTCAAGCAACACCGTGTGGATGCCTGTTGAGCAGGAAGCGCCAACCCAGACTGGCTGGGATTTAACTGGCAACGCAACAGGGATTCTGGAACTCTCCGTGAAATGCAACATGGGCGATCCGGATAACGATTTCTTCGAGCTTCGTGCAGATGACCTGCGTGATGAGCGTTCTTACCGTCGCCGCATCCAGGCATCCGCTAAAAAACTGGCGAATAACATTGAGTCAGCAATTGCCAAACAGGCAACTGAAATGGGCTCACTTGTTGTTCACGATACCCGAGCAATTGGTCCATCTACTGGCCTGTCTGGCTGGGATTTTGTGTCTGATGCAGAGCGCCTGATGTTCTCCCGTGAGCTAAACCGCGATATGGGCATCAGTTACTTCCTGAACCCTGACGATTACCGCAAAGCAGGCCGCAACCTGGTAGATGGTGACATCTTCGGGCGCGTTCCTGAAGAAGCATATCGCAACGGTACTATTCAGCGTCAGATTGCTGGCTTTGATGAAATTCTTCGCTCACCGAAACTTCCGGCAGTTACCAAGTCAACCGCTACTGGTGTAACTGTTTCTGGTGCGCAGAAGTTTAAGCCTCAGGCATACACCCTTGATACCGATGGTAACAAAGAGAACGTCGACAACCGTGTTGCAACGGTGACCGTATCCTCCACCACCGGGTTTAAGCGCGGCGACAAAATCAGCTTCACTGGTGTGAAATTCCTGTCTCAGATGGCGAAGAACGTGCTGACTGATGATGCGACTTTCTCAATCACCCGTGTGATCGATGGTACTCACATCGAAATCACGCCGAAGCCGATTGCACTGGATGACGCGTCACTGACAAAAGAAGAGAAGGCTTACGCTAACGTAAACACCTCTCTTGCTGATACCACTCCGGTAAACGTTCTGAACGTGGCAACAACCACAGCTAACGTGTTCTGGGCTGATGACTCAATCCGACTGCTGTCTCAGCCTATCCCGGTAACCCATGAACTGTTTGCTGGCATGAAAACGTCTTCCTTCAGCATTCCTGGCATTGGTGTTAACGGCATCTTCGCAACGCAGGGTGATATCAACACTCTGTCTGGTAAGTGCCGTATTGCTGTGTGGTATTCAGCATGTGCTGTACGACCAGAGGCAATTGGTGTTGGTCTGCCTAACCAGACCGCGTGATAACCAGAGGGAGCTTCGGCTCCCTTTTTTATCTGGAGACAAGCATGACACACATGATCTTTCGTCATGGAGACATGAAGAAATGGAAAGGCGTTGGATACGACTTTGAAATCGTGAAAGCCGAAGAGCTTCAGGAATATCTGGATGCTGGCTGGTTTTCACATCCTGATGACCTTTTGAAGGATGTTGCAGAGCCAGAGCCAGAGCCAGAGCCAGAGCCAGAAGAAAAGCAGCGTAAAAAGCCTGGTCGAAAACCTAAGGCGGCATCAGATGAACCTGACAACGAAGGGTGATTTAGTCCTTGCGGCATTACGTAAGCTCGGTGTGGCATCAAATGCCACGTTAACCGATGTCGAACCGCAGTCTATGGAAGACGGCGTCAACGACCTTGAAATGATGATGGCTGAATGGCTTGGCGGTGATGCGTCACCTGGTATCAACGTTGGCTACATTTTTGCTGATGCAGATGTCGCTCCAGATCCGGGCGATGAGCACGGCTTATCAAATAACGCTATAAATGCCGTCATTTTCAACCTTGCCTGCCGCATTGCTCCAGATTATGCGCTGGAAGCGTCAGCAAAACTTATAACCACTGCCAGATACGGGAAAGAGCGACTCGTCAAACTGTCTGCAATGGACAGAGCAAAAGCTGCTAAATGTAAGTCCGGTTATCCAAACCGTATGCCTGTTGGTAGCGGTAATCAGTTGGCGAAGTGGAACGGTTGGAATTACTTCCACCGGAAGGAACCTTGCGATAACGGGAGCGAATAAATGCCGATTCAGCAACTTCCGCTTATGAAAGGTGTCGGCAAAGACTTTAGAAACGCCGACTATATCGACTATCTGCCAGTGAATATGTTGGCTACACCCAAAGAAATCCTCAACAGCAGCGGATATCTTCGCTCATTCCCGGGCATTGCCAAACGTTCTGATGTGAACGGTGTATCTCGAGGCGTCGAGTACAACATGGCGCAGAATGCTGTTTATCGTGTGTGTGGTGGCAAGCTCTACAAAGGCGAAAGTGAAGTCGGTGATGTTGCCGGAAGTGGTCGCGTATCAATGGCGCATGGTAGGACATCACAGGCAGTTGGCGTTAACGGGCAACTGGTCGAGTATCGCTATGATGGCACGGTTAAAACCGTCTCAAACTGGCCTACAGACAGCGGATTCACGCAGTATGAGTTAGGCTCAGTACGCGACATTACGCGCTTACGTGGGCGTTATGCGTGGTCAAAAGACGGCACTGATTCATGGTTTATCACTGACCTTGAAGACGAATCACACCCTGACCGCTACAGCGCACAATATCGCGCAGAATCGCAGCCTGACGGCATCATCGGCATCGGAACATGGCGAGACTTCATCGTCTGCTTTGGTTCATCGACGATTGAATATTTCTCCCTGACTGGGGCAACCACCGTTGGTGCCGCTTTGTATGTCGCACAGCCATCGCTGATGGTGCAGAAAGGCATTGCCGGAACTTACTGCAAAACGCCGTTTGCTGATTCCTATGCGTTCATCAGCAATCCGGCAACGGGTGCGCCGTCTGTATACATCATCGGCTCCGGTCAGGTGTCACCAATCGCCAGCGCGAGCATTGAGAAAATCCTCCGCTCCTACACTGCTGATGAACTGGCTGATGGCGTGATGGAGTCTCTGCGATTTGATGCGCATGAGTTGCTGATTATCCACCTTCCGCGCCACGTACTTGTGTACGACGCATCTTCAAGCGCCAATGGTCCGCAATGGTGCGTGCTGAAAACAGGACTGTATGATGATGTGTACCGCGCTATCGACTTCATTTACGAAGGCAATCAGATAACGTGCGGCGATAAGCTGGAGTCCGTGACCGGGAAATTGCAATTCGACATCAGCAGTCAGTACGACAAGCAACAGGAACACCTGCTGTTTACTCCGTTGTTCAAAGCGGATAACGCCAGAGTTTTCGACTTTGAGGTTGAATCGTCAACTGGCGTTGCGCAGTACGCTGACCGCCTGTTCCTCTCTGCAACCACTGACGGCATAAATTACGGTCGTGAGCAGATGATTGAGCAGAATGAACCGTTCGTTTACGACAAACGCGTTTTGTGGAAGCGAGTTGGGCGCATCAGGAAAAATGTCGGCTTCAAATTGCGAGTTATCACGAAGTCACCTGTCACTCTGTCTGGCTGCCAGATAAGGATTGAGTAATGGCTGATTCGAATCTCAATGAGCCAGTAATCATCCAGGCTACGCGGCTCGATACATCAGTTCTTCCACGCAATATCTTCTCGCAGTCGTATCTGCTTTACGTTATCGCACAGGGCACTGATGTTGGTAACGTGGCGAATAAGGCCAACGAAGCAGGGAAGGGGGCTTATGATGCACAGGTGAAGAATGATGAGCAGGATGTCACCCTTGCAGACCATGAATCCAGAATTGAAGCTGCTGAAGCAACTCTCATCAATCATGAACATAGAATTGCAGCAGCGGAAAGCACTCTTGCAGATCATGAAACAAGGATTACGGCTGCTGAAACAGAGCTGGCTGATCACGAGACGCGAATTGCTGCCAATGAATCTGAGTTAGCAAACCATGATGCGCGCATAACTCAGAATACAACCGATATCGACGCACTTGATACCAGGCTCACAACGGCAGAAGGAAGTATTTCGACGCTACAAAGCACAGTTGGTGATCACTCAACAAGAATATCTGCGCTTGAGTATGCCACCACGCGCAAGAAATCAGAGGTTGTTTACTCAGGAGTATCTGTAACCATCCCGACAGCGCCTACCAACCTTGTTAGCCTGCTGAAAACGCTCACGCAGTCATCCGGCACGTTGGCACCATTCTTCGACACCGTTAACAACAAGATGGTTGTGTTCAACGAGAACAAAACCTTGTTCTTCAAGCTGTCGATCGTCGGGACGTGGCCCAGCGGAACAGCCAACAGGTCAATGCAGCTAACCTTTTCCGGCTCTGTTCCTGACACGTTGGTCAGCAGTCGTAATGCGGCGACAACAACCGATAACATCCTGTTAGCTACGTTTTTCAGCGTGGATAAAGACGGCTTTCTTGCCACAAATGGCAGTACGTTAACCATTCAGTCGAATGGTGCGGCGTTTACCGCCACAACCATCAAAATCATTGCGGAACAATGACAAACATAGACGCTATTACTGGCTCACAATTAATGAGATTGTGGGGAGTTAGCTCGTGGATTGATCCGGGGGCTAACTATTATTTGTGGGATGGGTGTTGCGTATTTGCCATAGTGAAACAATCAGGCTTCTATGACATCCATGTTGCAATGGATAAACGAAGATGGAGTGAGTGCAGAAAAGCTGGTGAATCAATTCTTAAAATGTTTGGCCACCATAAATTGCGGGCGGTAATAATCAGCGACAGGCCAAGAGTATGCAACTATGCCAGGAGAATGGGGTTTGGTGAGCGAACGTTACAAACCCTAAGGACTGTAGATGGGCGCGAAAGCGCCTTTTTTATTATGTGGCGTGATCCGGGGGAATATCATGGGCGGAGCAATTAAAGGTGTAACAAATGCTGCCAGCGGGATACTTGGTGGAATAGGTGCCAATTCTGCGAGCAAAGAGTACAAAAAAGCTAATGACAGGCAGCAAAACCTTCAGGAGCAAATGTATCAGCAGCAGATAGCGTTTGGAAAACCTTATCGTGAAGTTGGCGAATCAGCTTTACCGCGTTTGCAAAAGCTTGCTGGCATTCCTATTGATCGAAACAAATTATTAGGAGACTACTTTAATTCGCAAGAATTCAAACTCCTAAATGATCAGGCTCGTTATAGTGGGCTTGCATCTGCTGAAGCTACAGGCGGTCTTGGGTCAACGGCTACTGGAAATATGCTGGCTTCTATTGCCCCTCAATTAGGCCAGCAATATCTTTCCATGAAGACAGCAGAGCAGCAGGATATGTATAACCAGTTAATGGGGTTAACGAATGTTGGGTTAACTGCTGCTGGTATGGGTAGTGCGGCATCGGCAAATAATTCAAATGTTTTAACGTCACTTATAGGTGAATCAGGGCAAATCAGGGGGGCGCAAAAAGCCTTACCATGGCAGACGGCAGCCAGCGCTAACTCATCATTAGGTAATGGTGCATCTCAGGATGTTAACTCTTTCACCAACATGTTTGGTGGATTTTTAGGAGGATTATTCTGATGGCTTATAGTATTGGCAGCCCATTAAATCTGATGTCATTAGTTCCTGACTTCAGACTGGAAGGATTGAAAGAAGCTCAAACCTTTGCCACGACACAGCAAGGTATAGCGCAGGGAATAGATAACCAGCGGGCTATTCGACAGGATGCCAGACAGCAGGAATTCTATAAAGCTATGAATGAAACGCCTCCTGAACAAATAGCTTCTCTGCGTCGAAAATTCCCTGAGTTTACTCAGGCTATACAACAGGAGTTAGGTATTCAGAGTGCTGAGCATTCAGCATTTGTTAATTCAGCTTTAAATAAAATATCAATTGCTGCATCTACAGGAAATCCAAATGAAATTGCAAATGCTCTGAATAGCAACAGCGCAGCATTATTAAGTCTGGGTGTGAGTAAGGATGATGCATGGCAGCTTTATCAACAGGATCCGGGCAGGTTTAATAGCCTGTTAAATGCTAGCCGCCTTGCCACTCTGCCTATGGATAAACAGTTTGATGTGCAGCATCAACGCGATCAGCTTAATGAGACAATCCGTAGCAATCAGGCTGGCGAGGCACTTCAGGCGAGAGGGCAAAACCTTTCCTATCAGTCAGCAATGACTGGACACGGACTTGCAGCAGAAAGACTGGCACTTGATAAGCAGAAATTCGGTTTTGAAGTACAACAGGCACAAAAGAAGGCCGATGAACTTATTAATGCTGCGCCAAAACTATCCGTGAACATGGAAAAGGCTATAGAAAAATCAGCAGGTGATGCGGCAGCTAGTCGTAATGCTGCCGATTCAATGACAACGCTTGCTGACACGCTTGAGAAGGAGAAGCCAACTCCTGGTTTGTTCGGTAACGCTGAAAATATGTTCACTAAGCTTACGGGGCAAGATAACTACCTCCGAGATATGCGGATTAGATTCAACCAACTAGCCAATGCGCAGGCAACAAAGCTTCTCCCTCCCGGCCCTGCATCAGATAAGGATATTGAGTTTGCAAGGAAAGGCATTCCAAGCGAAACGGATAATCCAATGGTCATGGCTCGATGGTTAAGGGGTATGGCAAAAATGGAAAGTAATAACGCGAAGTTCAACGAGTTTAGGTCAGAGTGGATGAGTGCAAATGGCAGCCCAGGACAATCTGATCGCAACCGAAACATCATGGGGATGGATGTTAAGAAGGGTGAATCATTGAACTCTGCGGCAAAACGTTTTCTTTCCTCAAGTTATGGCGATAGCCAACCTCAACAGCAATTGTCCGATGACGAATTAATTAGCAAATATCTCGGAGGGCAGTAATGGCCTATAGTCGTGAACAGTTGATGACGGCGTTAAGGAATGCTGATGCTGCCGGCGATACTGAGGGAGCACGTCGCATTGCTCAGATGCTGTCTTCTGGTGATCAATCCACTCAAAACCAATCGCAGCCAGAAGAACAATCTCTGGTGGGAAAAGCTACTGACTGGCTCACTGGTGGTCAAAGTGCAGGGCAAATTGCAGAACAGGCTGGTCGTGGTCTGGTAAACATACCATTTGACGTATTGCAGGGTGGCGCAAGTCTGATTAATGCAATCAGTCAGGGGCTTGGTGGGCCAAAAGTATTGGATGATGTCTATCGTCCAGTCGATCGACCGACAGACCCTTACGCGCAAGCCGGTGAAACAATTGGTGGGTATCTCCTGCCAATTGGCACAGCGGCAAAAGCTGCTGGAGCGCCAGCAAAGCTCGCTGAAGATATCGGTTCCGCAGGAAACATGATTGCAGGTTCTCTTGCTGATGCTGCAAATCAGGAGGGCGACTTTGCACAAAATGCTGCCATTAACGGTGGTATCAATATTGGTGCTCAGGGGATACTTTCTGGGGCTGGAAGGATCTTAACCTCTAAATCACCTCAAGTTCTTGGTGGCGGGGCAATAAATTCCGCTGCTGATGTTTCGAAAATGGCAAAGTCTGGTACAGGAAGAGAGATTATTGCCAGACAGTCAGCTAATGTGTCAGACGAAATAGCAAAAGCAGCAGATACTGCTGGAATAGATATCAACGCATTAACTCCTGGCATGAGATCAGGTAGTCGTGGTCTTGCTCAGGCGGAGGGGATTCTGGCGTCAAAGCCCGGAATTACACAGGATGCACACACCAAAGCATTCAGTGAAATAGAGTCGAAATTTAACTCAGCATTGGATGAGTTTGGGGCTGAAGCAGGAACTGCATCAGAAAAAAGTGCAGCCATAAAACAAAGGGTTTTGGCAAGTATTGATAAAATGAAAAATTCAGAAAAGGCTGCATGGGATAGCGTCCGCTCCACGATGCCTGACGCAAAGGCCAGAATGTCAAACCTGAACGCTACAATTCAGGGTGATATTTTGGCTGGCATGCCGCTAACTCCTGAGATGAAACAATTCGCATCTGCTTATGCTAAAACTGGTAAAAAAGGAATCACGTTTGATGCCATGAAGGCATGGCGAAGTAAACTTGCTGACGCAGAGCAGAAGTATATAAGGTCTGGTGAGGCAAATACGGCAAGGCGCATGGCTGAGCTTCGTGATGCAGCAACGGAAGATATGCGCATAATGGCTCAAAATGGCGGTTTTCTTGATGACTGGCAAAAAGCTAATGATCTGTCAAAGGCAAGATTTACAGCACAAGAACAGGCTGAAGCAGCGTTTGGTAGAGACCTTGCAACTGATCAGTTGGTAACTAATGGATCTAAGGCGTTACAGGGTTCAGCAAAAAGTGGAACAGGTCAGTTCCATAAAATAATAAGCGCCCTACCTGAGTCGGAACGCGCGCCAGCAATTGCATCAATATTACAAGATGCAATGTCGCAAGGGGTACGCGGAGGTAAGTCTGAAGAGGCTGGAATTAAGCATATCGCGACTATTCTTACCCCACAAAACGTGAAGGCAATTAGTCGATATTCTCCAGAACTTGGCAGGATTACAAGTTCATACGGAGAACTTGCACGAGCAGCAACAAAGCCACTTCGATATGTTGAACAGACAGGGCGATCTATGCCAGCCATTAGCACTCTTGAGAATGGCCTTCATCCAGTTTTAGAGAGCGCATTGTCTGGCGCTTTTAGAACTACTGGCACTATCGCAGGGTTCTCTGGAGGAGGCGTTATTGGAGCAATAGCGGGTGGCGCTGCAGGTGGGGCAATTGATGCAATGGCAAAAGGAGCGATAGCGAAATTATCCGCAACTAGAAGCGGTCGTTACGCTATTGAAAAGGCTGTTCAAGAGGCAACAAAGGCAGTTAAGGTTGGGGCAAGTGATGGTGCATTAGCGGCGGCGGAACGCAGATTTATGGCAAATAAGGCCGCCGTAAAAGCAATACGCGAGGCACTAGGAAACGAAGAGTTCCAGCGTTTAGCAAGAGCTGGAATTGTGGCATCGCTAAGCGGAATGGCACAGGAGTAATTAGTCATCCATGGATGGATTGAGCTTATCTCGTGTTGATGTGGCAATTTTCCCAACATTTTTCAACCAAGATTTTAAGAAGGATATGTCGTCCTTAATATCATGAATATCCTCATTCTTTATACGATCAACCTTATCCTCTAAGCTCTCTATAGAACGCTCAATGCTAGACAGAGAGATTTTTAAGTCCCCTTGCTCACGTTCCAGTGAGGATTTGAGAGCACAATATTCGTTTTCTAGAATTCCTATTTTTTTTGTTAGAGAGTGCATTCGATACTCATACACCAAACCAGAAACGACTAATGCAGCCAACAGAAACCATTCAAGCACACCAACCTCCTTAGTTTTGTGCAGGATACCAGATGAAATGGTCTTCAAAACTGGATGTCTTCAGCATCATCGCCAAAAACATTTTTATATGCATCTTGCCTTAAGCTCCTGAGAGCTTGATACATTTGCGAATGAGAACTGATGCTATCTAGTAAGTAGAAAATTGCTTTGACTAGCTCATTCTCCCACCGCTCAAACTCTTCTTTGTTTGATGGCCTGTTCCCGGAGAGGTTTGAGTAAATCTTCATAATCCTTGAGTTATCAACCTCAGCAGGCACCGGAGACTTCAATGCATCATCAATGATAAACACTAGTTCTGTATTCATTGATCTGCCGTTTTCCTTTGCTCTTAAGGCTATAGCATCCCGCATTCCTGCCGGAAGCCTGATATTGAACCTATCCATTTCATGACTAGGGAACTTGCTCATATGACCTCAACGTAAAGATGTTCGCTAAACAATAGCACCAACTTGACATCAAAACAAATGGTGTTAAATTGGTTCTAGAACCAAGTTGGTATCATTGTGGGAGGATTACTTATGAAAGATGTGCTTTACACAGGTCGTAAAAGTCAAAGTTTCCAGCTTCGTTTGCCAGCGCGAATGAAGGAGGAGATTAGACGTGTTGCTGAAATGGATGGAATTTCTATCAACTCTGCGATTGTGCAGCGACTGGCTAAAAGCCTGAGAGAGGAAAGAGTTAATGCCCAGTAAAAATAGTGAAGCCCGGCAGTGCGCGAACACAAACCGGGCCTCTATGTCAGTAACCGTATGCAAGGAAACTAACATGAGCATTGTAGCAAAATCAGATTATAACTTCCAAGGATTCACCTTTAACCCTGTAACAGAGGGTGGATCTATCTGGTTTACCTCCACCGAACTAGCTAAGGCTCTCGGCTATAAAAAAACTGATGCCATCAGCCAAATTTATGCCCGTAATGCTGACGAGTTTTCCGACTCAATGTCATTGACCCTCAATATGAAGGTCAACGGGATAAACAATAGCTTACGTAACAAATCGGTCAGAGTTTACTCGCTCCGAGGCGCTCACTTGGTGGCGATGTTTGCTTCTACGCCCAAGGCTAAAGAGTTCCGCCGCTGGGTGCTGGATATTTTGGATCGGCAGGCAGAATGCTCACCGATTGCAAAACAGTTTACTGACGAAGAGCTGGTTAATCTCTGCTACTTACAATTGTGGATGGAGAAGAGTCAACAAATGTGCAAACACATCTACCCAGGAATGAAGCAAATTGGTTCTGAGCTTTCTGGAAGGATTTACGATATTGCATATGAGACTCGCTACATGTCAGAAGAAACCAAGAAATCACTTCTTCGTGAAATGAAGAATCTTGATACCAACAATTTTGTCGTAAAGAACGCTCAGCCAATGCTGGCAAAACTGCGCGGCGAGGAATGGATTCATTGATTGGTGCGCCGGACGGCGCAAAAAGAAAACCGCCAGTGTGCTGCTGGCGGCCTATGTCACACCCTTACTACCACATAAGGAATGCCTAATGACTTTTAAGAATGTAGCAAACATCGGATCCGTTGTCACGGATAAAACCATTGACAGCCAGCGCCTGCTTGAGATGGTAAATCAGGCTCGTAGACAGTGCGGTGAGCCGGAGGTTCGTAATAACAAATTCATCGAGAAAATTGAAGATGAATTGGATGGAGAGCACTACACAAAAAGTGTAGTGCAAAAAGCGAACAAAACTTCGATGGTTATCATTGAGATGTCAATCAAGCAAGCATTGCGAGTTGCCGCTCGCGAGTCAAAAGCCGTTCGCCGCTCACTGGTAGACCAACTTGAAAGTATGCAAGAAGCGCACATTAAAAGCGGTAAATCAGCGAGTGGACTTGTTGAGTATCGTCAAGCGCGAACATTGAAAATGACGGTTGAAGCTGTTACCAATCTGTTCGATCTGATGCCAAATCTTGCGCCGGAAGCAAAGCAGACTGCTGCAGCAAGCATAATCAACCCGCTCGTTGGTTTTAATGCAATACCTCTTCCGGCAATAGAAGAGCATTACTACTCAGCAGGGGAGGTTGCAGAGCAGCTTGGAGTAACGGCCAACAAGATTGGTCGCATTGCTAACGCAAACAACCTCAAAACTGAGCAGTACGGGAAGTTCTTCCTGGATAAATCGGCGCATTCCAGCAAACAGGTAGAGGCGTTCCGCTACAATTCTGAAGGCGTTAAAGCACTACAACACCTGCTACATGGCTCAAATGTGGCGTAACATTTTATAATGAAAACTAAACCCGCTTAATCGCGGGTTTTTTCTTTCCTTAGAATTTCAGCCGCAACTTCTTTTACTCGTTCCGAGATTAATGAGGCCAGTCTCTCTTCTTCATCACGATACCCGCTTACAGGTGATGGTTTGGAGAGTGATTCTTCCATCGTAGCCACAATTTCGGAATTGATAGACCTGTTATTCATTTTTGCACGCTGCTTAATCTTAGCGTGCAACTCGTGCGTAAGCCTCAAGTGGAACTGCGCCTCATCGTATTTGCTGTACATCATCAATGCCTCACCAAATGGGTGGAATGGCATCGTAAAACCTACTGTACAAATCAACAATCGTACCATTTCGGTATGTAACAAATGCCAACCGTAGCCATGCTTCGGTGATTCCTTGTATCTGGAGCAAATAAAATGACAGACATTACAGCCAATGTTGTAGTGAGTATGCCTTCGCAACTCTTCACTATGGCGCGTTCTTTTAAAGCCGTAGCCAATGGCAAAATTTATATCGGTAAAATTGACACTGACCCGGTAAACCCTGAAAACCAGATTCAGGTTTATGTGGAGAACGAAGACGGCTCTCACGTTCCTGTTTCGCAACCAATCATCATTAACGCTGCTGGTTACCCTGTATATAACGGACAGATTGCCAAATTTGTAACTGTGCAAGGCCATTCTATGGCTGTTTATGATGCGTACGGCGCTCTGCAGTTCTATTTTCCTAATGTGCTGAAGTACGATCCCGATCAGCTTAGATCACAGATAGAATACGGGCAGTATATTCACATTCCTGATGGTTATTCACATTATGATGAGTTTGATAATATTCCTCTGAATATATTGGGTGTGGATTATAGTCCTGTTAATGTATATGATGTTTCTTATGATGTGTTGACTGGTATTTTTAAAGTTTCTGTTCAGAATGCAGATAATTTTCATGTTGGTAAATATTGTATACTTTCTGGCAGGAGAGACATTTCATGTGGAGCGATGATAATTTCCAAGGATGGAAATGTATTAACATTGGATATGAGTCACAATGGTATAATTTCAGGTCCGGTTAACGGGGTTGTGGCAAAACCAATAAATTCCATAATAAAAACAACAAAAGGAATACAATTTAGATCAAATATATACAGCATAAAAAATGTTGCTGTTGAAACAGATGGTGATTACGGACTCATTATCGGAGGTGGATACTACCCTGATTCACAATGTGGTAGTTGCGTAGTTTGGGATGCAAACAATTTGATTGTAAATGGAGGCTCTGTTTGTGGAGTTCTTGTTTCTGGCTCTGGATCTCAATTTGGGGTTAATGGGGTTCATATATCAAATGCTAATATTTCCCTTGAATGTGTGTACAGTGCAAGCGTGAGGGGCACAGAATTCACTTCTTACAATTCAGGGGAAGACTCTCTTAAGGTTGAGCATGCGGCGGATTGTTATATTAAAGGCGGATCTATTTTTAAACCGAGAACTCAATCGTGTATAGGATCAAGGTATTCTTCGTCTGTTGAATTTTCAGATGGGTATCTATCAGATGGAGCAATTGCTTTTGCCACATGCCAGTTTGCATCTTATTTAAGTTTAAGAAACATAACGATAAAAGGAAATGCAACATATGCTATTAACTGTGTTGATGGAGGTGTTGTTGTTACCAATAACATTAATGCATCGGAAGCAACTGGTGACTTTGCAATACGAGCTGATAAATTCTCTGTAGTAAGGCAGGCCGGGGCTAATAGTGATTTTTCAGGATATTCTGCGTTGACATTAATAAATAACTCACATATAGATTTGAATGGTGTTACATATTCAGGAAAGAAAGTAAAATCAACGTTGAATGTTGGCACGATTTCAGCAAATGGCAGGTTCTCAATGCAAAGAACATTGACCGGATATATCATATCTAATGAAGTTCCTCTACAAATGACAGTGTTGAATGATCTCCCAATAGGTATAATTTCAGATGCTATTGCTGTTTCCGATAATATCGTCAGGGTAACATTTCAAAATGTCACACCAAATCCTATTAGCGTAGGTGATGTAAATATTCTTTTGAGTTGGTAAGTATGGACATATCTCATTTCATTCATGTGCTAATATCATTATCGCTACAGTTTCTGTTTTTGAGTTTATTTAATGATCCGATAACTGGGGCTGTAATAGGGTGTGTGTTTTTTATATCCCGAGAACACACCCAGGCAGAATATCGCTGGATAGAAATGTTCGGGCATGGCAAGCGTATGAATATGCCGTGGTGGGGCGGTTTTGATCCACGCGTGTGGGATGTGGGAAGTTTGTTGGATTTTGCTGTGCCAGTGGTGGTGTGTCTGCTGGTCTGGCTGTTGATCCGTTAAATATAAAAAGCCGCAGTAACTTGTCATGATAGGATACTGCGGCTGGCTGGTTAACTTTCGATAGTGCGAGTATTGAATGATTTCCAGCCGTTACTGATTTTACTATGTTTTCACTAGAATGCTTAGACAAAATTTAAACACACAAATCTTTGCACTGGATTGCAAGGCTTTGTGCGTCTCTGGAGTGCGACAGGTTTTGATGACAAAAAATTAGCGCAAGAAGACAAAAATCACCTTGCGCTAATGCTCTGTTACAGGTCACTAATACCATCTAAGTAGTTGATTCATAGTGACTGCATATGTTGTGTTTTACAGTATTATGTAGTCTGTTTTTTATGCAAAATCTAATTTCTGTCTCTT